ACTCGTAAGAGTCGGTGGTTTAAAGGAGCCTTTACTTACTACTTACCAGCAGCAGGTAAAGACTTCAGTTCCAGGCTTATAAGGGAAACCGCAGAAATGCGGCACCTTTACGGAGGTCTTTCGATCTCCACAGCTTGGAACCTACTCCCATTCTCCTGGGCCGCTGACTGGGTAACGAATGCAGGTGATGTTATCTCAAACATCGAAGCATTCGCCAGGGACGGCCTAGTAATGCCTTGGGGTTATATCATGGAACATAACGAAATCCATGTTGACCGCAAGGTCCGGGATGCTAGATTCGGACAAACTTCCGATTCTAACTACCGGTTTCCGAAGGAGGTACATACCGCCTATTCGTCTCATTATATGAGACGTCGGAAAGCTACTCCATATGGTTTTGGACTGGATATTGCCGGATTTTCGTCCCGGCAATGGTCCATCTTGTCAGCCCTAGGAATTCAGCATAGTCTACGCTAGAAATAGCATAAAGCTATGATCTGAATACGAAGGTGGACAAGAAGATGTCAATCACCATATGTGGTTGATGTCAAAGCAATACACTGGCCTGGGAAATTCCCAGGTCAGTAACTGCAAGGACAACAATGGCCCTACCCGATCCCATCCCCACCATCACTGTTGCTGCTGTGACGTATGATCTGGCTCGCGTCAGTACGTCGGACAATCAGTCCGTTTATCGTACTGCCAACAAGCTCGATCAGCTGACCATCAGCAAGAGTGAGAAGAATCGTCTCCGCTATTCGGTTCGTTTCGACCGCCGCAAGGTGGCCGCAACGCCGTTTGACGCGTCATTGAATCAGGAATACCGCTGGTCGGCTTACACCGTCCTCGATGTTCCTAACAATGGCGTGTCTGTCGCGGAAGCGCAGGCTCTCAATCAGTTGCTTGCTGCCTTCATGGTAGCAGGCACTCCTGATTACGACAGCCGTATTCTTCAGGGTGAGACCTGAGCAAGAAGAGGGAAACCGAATCTACAAAGAATGTTACACGCAGTGTAATTGCTTTCGTTGTAGCTTCCTCGATCGCCTTGTCGGCTTTCTTGGAGAACTACAACTTGAGCATGAACGCTGGGTGTATTCCATTCCCGTAGAGGAAGAATCCCTCCCTCGGCTCAGAGTCATCGTGGATCGCAACAACGGCTAAGGATGCCATTCCTCTATATCCTATCTCCCGCAAGGGAGGAAAGGAGGGGAGAGCATGAAAAGCCTTATGTTGCTCTGGCAGAGTACTGCGGCGGATGCCGCGGTACAGTGTCGCACTAGCGCCACTCTAGACTCCAAAAGAGTCGAGAGTCGTTGCAACGACGAAGGTGTGAGTTTTTTGACTCTCACCCTGCCACAAATAGGAAAAGCGTTCGAAAGATCGCTTGACCTAGGCGTGGTAACCGACGAACTTCTATCCTTGACAGGATCGAAGTCAAGATTCCCCGTATTTCTACAGGGTTTCTTTCGGCTCGTCTTTGCGCGTGAAAGCGGCCTGCTGCTGGATGATCCATCGGTGGACGCTATCCAAGCCATTCGTCAGCTAACGCTGATGTTTGGTAAGGTTCTCCTGCCGTGCAGTAATGCACGGCAGGAGAAAGCGTTTTCCGATTTCATCCAGTGTGAACAGGATGTGCGCGACTCCGATCGTAATCTTAGTTCCGCTACCCTGCGGGACTTTGAACGGATCGGATCCATGCTGTTTGGAGATGTCCTTGCCGAATTAGACCGAGAGGTCTATGCCGGCGACATAGTTCCAAAGCATGGTCCAGGTGCGACTGCTGATAAACTTAAGGGAAACCTTAAGTTCATGCAGTCGGAATGGACGGAACGTTTAGAAGGAATCTTTCCAGCAATGGAAAATGTGATTCCCTCTGCGCGTTATCGCCAACACCTAGACAAGGTGCGCTTCCTGGATCCTGGTGCTGAACGGCCTGTTAAGGTCGTCGCAGTACCTAAAACGTTGAAGACACCACGAATCATTGCAATAGAGCCTACTTGTATGCAATACATGCAGCAAGGGCTCTTAGAACGATTCGTGATCCTACTTGAATCGGAAAAGGTCGGTCGTAATAACCGTCCTAATCTAGTTCAAGGGATGGTCGGATTCTCTAGTCAAATCCCTAACCAGGAAATGGCCAAAGAGGGTTCACACAATTGTGAACTCGCAACGCTCGATCTGAGCGAGGCATCTGATCGCGTCTCCCTTCTACTCGTGCATCGGCTCTTGTTAAACTATGGCAACCTCCTTGAGGCTGTCTTAGCGACAAGATCCACACGAGCAGACGTACCTGGTCATGGGGTAATACCCCTAGCCAAGTTCGCGTCTATGGGATCAGCTATGACTTTCCCCATGGAAGAGATCGTATTTCTTACGATCATATTCCATGGAATTGAGTCACAGCTCGGCAGGCGTCTTCGTCGGAGCGATATCAAAAAGCTCCGATCAAAGGTGCGTGTCTACGGAGATGATATAATCATCCCTGTAGAATATGTGCAATGTGTTGTGAGATCCTTAGAGCTGTTCGGCTCTAAGGTGAACCACAAGAAATCCTACTGGACTGGAAAGTTCAGAGAATCTTGTGGTAAGGAATATTATGACGGACACGAAGTTACTATTTTTCGTGTCCGTGAACTTATTCCTTCACACCGCACAGATGCTTCAGCCGTCATGTCCACAGTATCCCTTCGTAACCAGGCCTATTGGCAAGGTTATTGGGGAACTGCGCGATACTTAGATCACATTCTAGAAAGGTTAATACCCTTTCCGAATGTTCTCGAAAGTTCGGCTGTGATGGGCAGACAAACCGCCCTTGGGTACGAAAGTACCGAAGTTCGGTTTGATCCTGACCTCCAAGTCCCTTTGGTTAAGGGAATGGTTGTCAGTGCTCGACCTCCAGCTTCAAAACTGGAGGAAGAGTTCTGTCTGCTCAAATGGCAACTGAAACGTGGGGCTTTGCCCTTCGAGGATGTGCGTCATTTGGAGCGTCAAGGACGTCCGCGTGTCGTCGGCATAAAACGCGCGTGGGCCTTACCATATTAAAATGGTAGGGATCGCGGGTTTTAATACACCCGTATGTGGAGAGACTGAGTTGTCTCAACCCATGGAAGG